CTGTAAGTATCTTATTATCAACTAATTAGTATTAAAATGGAAAGAGAAGAACTCTTAGGACAAGTAAATGAGGCTCTTGAGGCAGAGGGAGTGACCCTTACCCTGAGCGAAGAGACAATCAACGGTGAACTTGATGATGCACTGGAAGACGTTGAGAATGACGATCAGGTTGATGAAACCTTTATCGGAAGAATCACAAAGCGCCTAAAGCGCATGAACGGAAACCTCCACAAAGACGTTTCCACTCAAGTAAAGGAGTACAAAAGGACCCACCCCGCACCGAAACCTACTCCAAAGCCAAAACCAAAGGCTAAAACGGTAGACGATGACGATGATGACGATGAACCCGAATGGGCAAAGAAGCTGAACGCTCGTCTTGACAGAATGGAGGAGTCTCAAAAGACTGAGGCAGAGGCAAAATCGAAGAACGAGACGCTTGCCGCAGTGAAGAAGGGTCTAAAGTCCAAATTCAGCGATGCCAAGATTGAGGTTAAGGATTACTTCGTTAATCAGGCTATCAATGAGTTGAAACTTCCTCAGTTGGAGGATGGCGAGACTTATGACGTTGATGACCTCGTAAGCAAGGCCGAGAAACTTTATCACAAGCACCTGAAAGCAGCGGGTATTGAGACAAAAGAGGTAGGCCCCAAGTTTGGCAAGAAGACTGGAAATGGCACAACAGCCGCTGACCGATACTTTGAGCGTAAGGCCAAGCGAGAAGGTTGGGGCGGCAAAAAGGATTAGGGAGAGTTGGCTTCGTGCCTCTCCCCCGACTTACATAAGAGACTGTTTTTAGGGTAACATTTTAATTAACAAAGTATTATGGATTTACTGAACAAGAAAGCAAGTATCGGCAACACCTTCAATAAGGGTGAGGTCGAGTTCGGCCATGCTCGTAAGATTTGGCGTGAACAGCGTGAAGTGCTTCCTGCTGGCGGTGTCATCACCAATGTTGCGGACTTTGTTCCCGACGGCGTGATTCCATCTGGCCGTCCTGTTATCTTTGATGACAAGGCCAAGACGATGGTAGTCCTGACCACAGCAATGGTGAAGTCTCTTTCGGATGCAGCCTCAGTAGAGAACTTTAGCACAAGCAAAACCTACGCTGTAGGTGACACGGTGAAGAAGGACTCTAAGACCTACGAGTGCATTGAGGCCATCGAAACCGCTGGTGCATGGGATGCAACAAAGTGGAAGGAGGTTTCTGTCCCCGAAGTTTCTCTGTCGGACATCAACGGTTATCTGAAAGAGGATGCTCCTCTGGCAGACGAGAACACAATCGCCACTGGCACTGTAGTAGTAGATGGTGACATCTATGAGTACATGTTTGATGACGATGAGGCCGCTATACTCAAGGCTCTGCCTCAGAGCAACGGCATGAAGATCCGCTTCGTGAACTAATCTCTCATGCAGCGGGTCTTCCGCTGTTTACAAGTATTAAGAAATAATTTAACAGGATAACAGTATGAATACACTCAGCGAACAACTGTTTGTGCTTCTGGCTCTTGGTTTAGGTGGCGATGACTGGCAGGGATTCATTGATCGCTATGAAGAGAAGTATGATTCCGTACAGATTGACGGTTTCACCTTCGCCCCCACTCAGTTGAACTACACCTTCCAGCAGCTGATTGCAAGCACGGGAGCTACGACCCTCCCAGCCTACGTAGACCCTGAGTCTCCTGGCTATGAGGCTGCACTTCGCACCTTGAAAGGTCGCTCTGACAGCATTCCTACTCAGAAGAAGTTCTACCGCCTGAATCGTGTCATCGTTCAGGAAAAGTTGCAGCTTCTGCAGAAGTTTGGAAATGCCGTTCTCACTCCTGAAATGGAGGATGTTTTCATGGGCCTGCTCGACGAGAGCGCAGATGGTCTGATCAAGGCATACTACAATGCTCTGACCAACCAGCGTATGCGTATCGTATCGACTGGCAAGTTCATCATTGACGCAAAGAACAATCCTCGCGGATTGCAGGGCATTGAGATCAGCTTCGGCATTGCCAACGATCACTTTGACACTCTGACTGGCGAGAAGCGTTTCTGGAAGGCGGCAGAGCATATCCCCGCTAACGAGGGTAGCGATTCTGATCCCGTTCTGTACTTCAAGAACAAGATCAAGTGGATTCGTCGCACGAAGCACTACTATGGTCCTCTGCAGATCGAGATCGCCAGTGACCTGTACGATGACCTGATGACTCACACCGCAGTGCTGAGCCACATCGGACACTCTCTGTACCCGTCAATCTCTGACGATGCTCTGGTTATTGCCAACGCTCAGAATCTCGATGACGAAGCTTTGAAGGCTAAGTTCGAGAAGCTGGTAGGTGCTCCGTTTGTTCCCCGTGATAGCTTCGCATTCGTTGATGCTCCTGGTGTAAACGAGAATGGTGAGAAGGATCTGATCACCACTCAGATTGCCAACTTCGAGCCTACGAATGTTGCATTCGTTCCACAGGGTAGCCTCGGAACCATCATGGGTGTTGAGCCTCTGACTTTGGGTTACGACCCTGATAAGATTGCCCGCTTCAACGGTGGCCGACTGATTCTGTCTCAGCGTGCTAATCCAGAGACACACTCTCTGTATATCGAGTCTGAGGCTGCACAGATCTGTGTACCCGACAAGCCACAGGCAATGTTTATCTCTACGGTAACGGTATAAACAACCAACGGCTCTCTTCGGAGAGCCTTGGTTTCAAATATGACGTATGGAAAACGAGTCAGTTGAAGAGAAATACACGGTAAAGGATTACTTGTTTGATCAAGTGAACTTTGACGTTCCAGAGGGTGCAGTCAAATCCATCCTCAAGGATCGGAATGTCGAAGAAACCCTTGTCTATCCAGACGAGTGCAAGGATATTAAAGTTGGCCTGCTTAAAGCTGACCTTCTGAAATGGATATGCCTCGGACCGACGAAGAAGGGTGCTGTGTCTGACTCAGATAACGGCTGGTCGCACTCAGAAGGCAGCTACACATTATCCAAGGAAGACAAGAAGCTTCTGATGAATGAAGCCAATGCTCTGTACGAAGAGAATGATGAGCCTGAGAGTAAGTTTGGCAGAACGAAGATTCGTGTACGCTCCCTTGGTATCATGGGTGCAAGATACGATCTCAACGGCAATCCTCTCCCACGAATCGTAAAGTGATATGAAGAAGAATGTCATCGTCAACGAGCGTTATCCACACCAAATAAAGATTATCAGACAATCCGTACCTGATCGCTATGAGGAAGGTGAAGGAGAGGAAGAGGTTATTTACGAGGGACGTGGACGCTCATACACCGATACCACCACGACAGGCAATGCCAAGGTGGACCTGAATAAGCGTAAGGCTTCGATTCCTGTACGCTTCGACGAATGGAAAGACAAGATACCGCTTTCGGGTGACATTCTTATAGCCGTAAAAGGTAACATCACAGAGCGATGGGAGGTTAAGGATTTTGAGCCAGACAACAACCGCAGCGTCATATACGGAGAATACAACAGAAACGCCAACGAAAGCGAGGTAGCGGATGGCCAGTAGCGGTAAGATTTACTTTCGACACGTCATTACTGGCGTGAAGAAAAAGGCAGAGGATAAGGCTGAGACAAAACTCAGACAAAGCCTCGACTCACTGCTTCAAATGGCCTTCCAGGAACTAAAGGGATTCCGTTCGCTGACAGGTAACTTGGTCAACTCTCTTGGTGTTGCGCTATATAGGGACGGAAAATTTCTTGAAGCGCATGGCAGTATAGAGATTACGGGCAGAAGACCAGTAAGGGCTACGTTGAAAAAAGGCGATGTTTTCTCCGAACCGTTTACCTACAATGGTAACATTCTTCTTGATCCTCTCCCTAAAACCGATTGGGTAGGCACGAAGAACATCTGGGCCGATGTGGAGGTTTTGAAATGGCTGAGAAGGAACCCTCCAAGGAAGAAAGGTTTTTCTTATCGCATCGTTTCCATCGTGGATTATGCGAAATACCTTGAAGCCAAAGGAAAGGTGAATGTATTAAGCCAACTACGAGACGAACTGGCCGCTATGGGCGGTAACATATCAGATTTGCAATTCTAAGGATTATGATTACTCCAGAGGATATACTTGAGACTATGGATAAGGAGGCGCAGAAGGTGTGCAGCAGGACATTCCTACAGGAACGTCCGAACGCTACCGATTCTAAACTCACTGAGTTTATCGTCGTTTCCATGCCATACTCTACCGTCAACAATACGCTTGGAGAAAACGATGACTGGTGGCTTGATGTCACCGTAGTCTTCGAGATCTTTGTAGCCGACAGGAAGACGAGCAAGAATCCGAAAGAGTTTAATAGTCCGGCAATGAAGAAACTGAGGACAGCTCTGTTTGGGCTATTTCCTATCATCGTACATAACCAGTATAAGATAGCATACCCAAGAACTGTCATTCCCGCTTCGAGCGATGGTAACGGCTATCATTACACACGCATTCAGGCAAAGATGACCACTATGGTATAGTACATTTCTTTAATAACTAAAAAATTACGCGAATTATGAAGACAAAATCTCAGTTAGCAGACAAGTTCAGCGGCCCCAGCTCACTTCTGTATCAGAAGAACCCGCTGACCATCACGGAGAATGAAGGCGTGAAGTCTTTCTCTTGCACACCTGACCTCGATGTGCCGTGTAAGGTTGATTCTCTGCAGTTTGAGCAGGGAGAGGCCGAGAAAGAGGAGTATAAGATCATCGGTCTGTCTGGTGCATGGATCACCGAGTCTACTCCTGGTGACATCACCGTTGGCTTCCGTGTTCCCTCTATCTCAGAGGACATCTTGAAGCTCGCCTTTGGTGAAGATGCTGTATCTGCCATCAACGGTAAAGTTGACAACGTTGACTATGAAGGTCTGGCTCTTATCCTCAAGAACAAGAAGGTTACTGGTACGTGGCTTATCGTGAACAACGCCAAGGATCGTATCATGGTCATTAACAACACAGCTCTGTTCGCTTCTCTCCTTCTGGATAGTGACGCAAAGGGCGTTGTTGCAATCGACTTCAGCGGTTCTATCGAGAGCGACGGCACGAGCCCCGACGTTATCTTCTTGAAGAAGAGCGCATAACTCTCTTGAAGACTGAAAACCGAGTGGCGGGCGGGCATTCCGCTTCGCCACTTTTTTCTTTTCAGATGTGGCAGAAAAAAAG